GGGACATGGGGAAAACCACCAGGCTTGTCCGAAGCGGCAACCTTGGTGAAGCGGCCAACGAGTTCCAAGGTATCCCGATTCGTTTCAACTACAACGCATCACCGGATCTGAAACAGATCGAAACGTCGATGCTGGCGTACGACGAAGTGTACGGCGATTACCCGGCCCTGGTGGTGGTGGACAACATCACGAACGTCCACACAGGCGGCGACAACGATGATGACCCGTTCGCCGGGTTAGAGGCGTTGATGGATTACCTGCACGACATGGCCCGCTCCACTGAAGCGTGTGTGGTGGGTTTACACCACGTCACGGGGCAGTACAACGATGCCGCACGGTTCATCCCTTTGAGTGGTGTGAAGGGGCAGGTGGCGCGTGTACCGGAGTTGGTGTTGACGTTGCACAAAGCCCCGGATCAGTTCGGTTCGGATTCTTTGAGGATTTCGACGGTGAAGAACCGTGCGGGTAGGGCTGACCCTTCCGGTGCGGACTACATATCGCTCCACTTTCACGGCGACACAATGCAAATTAAGGATCACGAATGAATCTTGACTGGTTGTTGACGGTGGCTTTATTCATCTGGATAGCGAATGTGGTTTTGATCGCTTGGGCGGTGTCCCGGTGATTCAGTCTGTTGTTTTGGGGTTGGTTGCTGTTGCGGCTTTGAAACTGTGGTCCGACTGGTACCGGTCACGGCAGTTGGATGAGGCGATCCGAAAGCTCCTCGATGACAACGAAACGTAAACCAGGGCATCGCTCCCAGGACCGCCGGCACACACGCAAGAACTGTATTGATTGTGTCGATGAAGGGATCACGACTGGTAGGAAAGCGCCGCACCCCGGCCCACGCTGCGCCACACACCACAGGGCGAAAAGGGCCAGTAGGCGTTCCCAAACCCAGGAGCAGCGTTGGATTCAGGTGTACGGCATCACCGGGGACGAGTATTGGGCGATACACCGCTATCAGCTAGGAAGGTGTTTCATCTGCCAGCGGGCCACAGGGGCACGCAAACGGTTATCGGTGGATCACTGCCACAAAACCGGTTTGGTTCGTGGCCTGCTGTGTTCGACGTGCAACTCAAAGATTTTGGGTCACGCCAGGGACGAAATCGGCTTCTTCGAGCGGTGTATCGACTATTTGACTGAACCACCAGCGGTCAGGGTTATTGGTGAGCGGGTTACACCCGACATGCGGGCTTGACATTGCCCCGAAAGGACACATGAAAACAGCGCGAAAACCACGCCTACTGGACTTGTTCTGCGGCGCTGGTGGAGCCTCAATGGGTTACCACCAAGCCGGATTTGAAGTAACAGGGGTGGACATCAAACCGCAAAAAAACTATCCATTCCACTTCAACCAAGGAGATGCACTCGAGTTCCTGCACGATTACGGGCACTACTTCGACGCTATCCACGCCTCACCGCCATGCCAACGGCACTCCGCTATGTCGAACTGCCGCCCAGGTCTTGCTGAGGAATACCCAGACCTCATCGAGCCCGTCCGCGACGCCCTGCTCGAGTACAACAGGCCGTGGGTGATAGAGAACGTGCCAGGTTCACCGCTACGCAACCCGATCACCCTGTGCGGGCAGATGTTCGGGCTCGAGCTCTACCGGCACCGTTTGTTTGAATCGAACATCGCTCTGCAAGAACTGTTGCATCCCGATCATGTGATGCCCGCATCCAAGGCGGGGCATTGGAAACCGGGGACAGTCATGTCGGTGTCCGGGCATATCGCGCCGATAGCGAAAGCCCGTGAGGTCATGGGCATCGACTGGACGAACCGTGAAGAACTCGCTGAGGCGATACCACCTGCCTACACAAAGTTCGTTGGCGATCAGTTCATGCAGTGGCTTACCATTTATGACCTTTTGTTTGACGTTGCCCGTGGCTAAACACAGGGGCAGGTTCAAGTGGCGCAAGTACAGCCGGTACAGCGGCAACCTCAAGGACTACTGGGCACACCCAAACCGCAAACCCGAAAGGCACCGAATGACACCGCTGATCGTCACCGTCATACACCGGTACGAACCCGCATGGGAGCCGCCACCGGAAAACGGCTTTGAGTGGGTCAGTTGTTTGTGCCCTTTCCACGACGACAGCAACAAATCCGCTTCCATCTCCTACAACCGCAACGCTTTTCACTGCTTCGCGTGCCCAGCGAAAGGGGACGCAATCTCTTTGATCCGACAACACGAAAGGGCCACCTATGCAGAGGCTTTCCTCATCGCAGAGGGCTTATCTGAGGGAAGCGACCAGCAGCTACCACGCAAGCCTTCCCGGCAGCCCCGCCGATTCCTACCTCAAGCACAGGGGGTTGGGATTCCCCAGCACAAAAACACAGATAGATCGGTTCAGGTTGGGATTCGTGGAAGAACCTCTCCCTGGACATGAGCAGTTCCGGGGATTCCTGGCGATCCCGTATCTGCGGTGGTCGCAGGAACACGGGTGGGCTGTGGTGTCCATCCGGTTCCGCTGCATCCAAGACCACGAACACAGAGGGCACGGCAAATACATGACCGTGGCCGGGGACAGGCCCAGGCTTTACAACACCAAAGCGTTAATGCTGCCCACCGAAAACATCGCAATCACAGAAGGTGAAGTTGATGCGGTCACCGCCACGGTGTGCGGTGTGCCGGCGGTAGGTGTTCCTGGTTCCCAAGCGTGGCAGCCGCATTTCCGTGAACCCTTCCTGGGTTACCGCAACGTGTTTGTTCTCGCGGACGGGGATGAGGCGGGAATCAGTTTTGCGAACACGATAGCGGCGACATTGCCGAACGCGAAGGTCATCCCTATGCCTGCCGGTGATGACGTTAACTCGCTCGTTTTGTCTCGAGGTAAAGAAGTTTTAATGGAAAGGATCAAATGAAACAGGTGATTGTTTACACCCAGCCTGGGTGCCGCCCATGCACAAGGGTTGTGCAGAAAATGTGGGATGCCGGTATTGACCCGGAGATTGTTGATATCAGCCGGGATCTGGTGTCGAAGGATTACATCACCCGCTGGTTGGGTGCGAAGTCCACACCTGTTATTGAAGCTGAAGGGTTCGACCCGGTTATTGGTTATCAGCCCGACAAGGTGAAGGAGATCATCAATGCGTTTGGAAGTTAACTTTTCGGTGGGGATGGAGTTCCCGCGCTGGGTGGAACGCATTCATGATTATGTGTGGTCTGAGGAGGAGGACGCTGATGAGTGACCCGATCAACCCCGATCACTACCAGTTCCCCAACGGATTCCAGGTCATCGACCTCACAGAGAACCTGTCTTTCAACCTGGGAAACGTGGTGAAGTACGCGGCCCGCGCAGGCCGCAAATCACCTGACCCAATCGAGGATCTGTATAAAGCAAGGTTCTATCTGAACCGCGAGATAGAGAGACTGGCGTGACGAAACGAATCGTGGTGCTGTCAGACACCCAAATCCCATACCACTCAAGAAAAGCACTCAAAGCCGTAATCGCATTCATCAAAGACTACAAACCCGACGAACTCATCCACATCGGTGACCTGCTTGACCTGCCCCAGCCGTCCCGCTGGAACAAAGGAACAGCCGGGGAGTTCGAAGGCAGCGTTTTCGCTGACTCCGAAACAGCGAAACGGGTTTTGCTCGAACCGATCCGGGCTGTGTATGACGGCCCGTTCAAAATTCATGAAGGGAACCACGACGAACGAGCCCGCACCTATCTGGCGAAGTATGCACCCGCGCTGGCTGAGTCAGGTGCTTTCAACATGGAGAACCTGCTGGACTTCAACAGTTTCGGGGCTGAGCTCCTACCCACCTTTTACAAGGTGGCTCCGGGCTGGATCACCACTCACGGGCATTTGGGTGGGATTTCGTTGAGCCGCATCGCCGGCAACACCGCTTTGAATGCTGCGAAGAAGTTTCAGGCGTCTGTGGTGATCGGGCACACGCACCGCATGGGGATCGCGTCGCACACCTTCGGGTTCGGCGGGGACATCGTTAGGTCCGTGACCGGAATGGAAGTCGGTCATTTGATGGATATGAAAATGGCCCAGTATTTGAAGGGCGCTACAGGTAACTGGCAGATGGGTTTCGGTTTGTTGACTGTTGAGGGTCAGCATGTGAAACCGGAGATGGTTCCGATCACGCAGGGAAGGTTCACGGTTGATGGTCATTCTTGGGAGGTCTGATTTGACATTGCCCGCCAACAATAAAGGAGATGATATGGGTACGAATGTTTTGCTGCTTGAGAACGAGGTCCGTAAGGCCGCTAAGAGCGTGGCTCACCAGTGGCCTGGGATCGTTGAACAAGACGATCTTGAGCAGGGCATTTTCCTGCGACTGCTGGACTCGCCTGGTTCGGTTGACAAACTTCTGAATGAGTTTGATGACAGGAACCGGTTGAACGCGATCATCCAGATTGGTCATCAGATCGCGGCGCAGGAACGCACCGACTATGAAGTGTTCTCCGGTAATTTCCGGTATTCGGTGAACGAGGTTAAGCGGCTGCTCGAGGATCGGGCGCTGCACAACGATACGCCGGAACTGGATTCGAACTGGTCTGTGGCTGAGGATTTCGTTTCCAAGGGCGGGGATTTTTCGGACACCGTTTTGAATAAGTCTTCTTCGGAGACTGATTTGCGTCGTGGGATGAAGCGGCTGCGGGAGCGTAACTCGAAGTATGCGGAGGTTATTGAGCGTCGATACCTTCGTGACGAGAACATTCCCGAAAGTGAGTCAGGCGCAAGGGCCGCTCTGACTCGAGCCTTGACCGCTCTGACCACTGAGATGAACCGTTCCTTCAAGCAGCAAGGGGCTGCACGAATTGATGGGCCGGGAAGCCGGAAAGTTGTTCACCGCCGCGCATCGCAAGTGAAATCCAGTCAGCAGTATGACGGTTCTCATGCAGACTGGTTGACCGACTGGACTGCTGGGCGGCTGAAATGACACACAACATCACTGACCCTTTGTTCAACGGGATGGGAGCGTCCGAAATGTATCGGGCGCTCCTACTCCCAGACTCATTCAAAAACCAGAAACCCATGCTGCTACACAACTGGCCTCTCGATGACCTCCAAATGTACTGCGGAGGAGAGTTTGTCAGATGACTGAAACAGAGGTGTTGAAGGAAATAGAAGATCTGGATAAAAGAATAGATTTACTGACTTTGGCTCTGAACAGTGCTGTCTATCAGCGCAGAATAAAGTTCGGTGAACTGGATCGTGTTAGAACAGCCCCCGAAAAGTCAACAGCCAAAGGCAAAGTCGGCTACTACAACCTGGACGTGGAACGTCCTGAAGATAATTGGAAAGGTAAAGAACACAATTGACTAACTTTGGACCCACAGGGCAACTCGTTTACGAACGCACCTACAGCAGAACCCTCCCAGACGGCACGAAAGAAACGTGGCCGCAAACCGTAGAACGGGTAGTGGACGGCAACCTCGCCTTGGTTGACGAGCGATACCAGCTTGAGGATGAACGCCAGCAGTTGATCGACATGATGCTGGACTTCAAGATCCTGCCCGCTGGACGGCACTTATGGGCGTCCGGTGTGAAGAACGCTGAGCACCTGTTCAACTGCTGGGTTGCCGGGTGGACTGATGAGCCCGCCGATCACTTCCAGTTCACCTTCATGCGGTTGATGGAGGGCGGCGGGGTAGGTGCCAACTACAGCAACAAGTATCTGTCCCGGTACCCGTTGGTGAAGCAGGCGTTGAAGGTTGAAATCGTTTGTGACCCGGAACATGCGGACTACGACGACATGAAGGCTGCCGGGTTGCTGTCGGAAACCTATGACCCGGACTGGTTCGGGGCGTTCAAGATCGAGGACTCCCGCGAGGGCTGGGCTGCCGCCTTAGTCGATCTGATCGACACCCACTACAACCCGATTGTTGAACACCGCAACCGGGTGTACGACGTGTCCCGTGTGCGTTCGGCAGGCTCGAAAC